CCTACCATGTTACTCTCCTTATTAAGCAAGTTAAAATACGTGACCCCGAAGGCATCACGACTTACTTGGCAATCTCAAACGCTGTGCGATTGACAAGATAAGTTCTTTGAGGATTTGATTGAGTAAAGACACGAACGAATTCGTTAGCTCCTTCTCTAATCACATCATCGTAATTTCTAGTATATACTTCTTCTTTAGTATATTTGTTTACCAACTTCGTTGGATTTACTTTCGCTTTGTGCATGATTAATCACCATTTTAGTAATCAGATTTCTTCTTACCTATATTATATTTAGTTACTAAGTCCCAATCGTCTTTATCTTTAAATGATATAATTTTAATCTGATGGATAGGTGCCATGTTATCTTTGACAACTTGTGAATTCATAATCTTCACTAATCCCCATTGTTCCAAAAGATTTGCAATCGTATTTCTACGTTGAATATCGTTCTCTGAAATATTAGATGGTTTGCCATCTAATGAAAAAAGTTCCTTAAAGTGTACAATATAATATTTACCTTGTTTGTGTAAAATGTGACAAGATTGATAGAGGATTCTTTCCTTGCGTGATGAAACACCAATTCTTGTTAGAGTTTCACGTACCTTCAGAAAGTCATCTTCTTCACCTAGTTCGACTTCAACAAACTTAGAAATATCAGCCATATCATTTCCTTAATCCACCCTTTCGAGTTTTTTCTTTTAGTTCTTGGATTTGTTCATCACTAAGTAGGCGTAGAGCTTCAAGGGCTTTTTGATTGGAATATCCATAAAGTAACTTCAAACATTCTATATCGTCACTTGATTCACGCTTAATCCACTTAGCAAATGGTCTTTTCGTTGACCGCACAGTATTTAGTAAAAAGTCAAATTGCATCTTTTTGTCAGCAGATGAACGAATATTCATCTCATTTGCCCACATGACACAATCATAATGATACGAAATACTACGGTTGACCAGATATGGAACATAGTCTTTTTCCGACTCTGCATCTTTGATGAGATTATTCTTGCCTTGAAGAATCTCTTTCACATAATCAAAAGGGTTACTCATTATAAAATATATCCAAAGTGTTTTGTTCTGAAAGTTTCTTTATTCTACTACAGTCTGTTTCATGATTACAGTCTGGCAGTTTTCCATATTTTTTGAAATAATTAACTAACAATTCGGCTTCTTTATCTCTGCATTTATATGGTTGAAGTGGTAAGTATGCTTGATATACTTTATCTATATTCTCTTTACCATACTTCTGTTTAAAAAGAAAACCACCACCATGCTGAGTTATTATATCATTTTTTACTGAACCTTTGAAGTCTGATTTTCTGTTTATCATACCATCTCTGGTAATCGATCTACTCTGCCCTATGTAAAACACATGTTGACATAATGGATTTGCAATTCCTTCTGGTTTCTCTGTAAAAAATCCATAAATGTAACATCCTGTTTGTTTCTTAGGGAATCCCCAATCTGTAGAATATTTTTCATCTATGTGATGCCAAACCGACCAAACTTCATCATGATCTTCATTGAATAGTTCATTACAAGTCAACCACTTATCTTGATTTAATTCGTATGCCTTTGATAGCATATACGCAAATGAACGAATGTTTTTAATTGAATTAAATGCAATCGTCAATTCTTCTTTACTTAAACCAGATCCACCAGAAGCACGTAACAGATTTTCAATGAAGATTGACTTATCGTTCATAAAAATTTTGATAATGTATCAAACTGAAAATTTTTCATCTTAATATTTGAGAAAGAATTCTCTAATCTTGTCTCCAAATGTTGTTCATCTAAATTCATTAAAGGAAGTTTTCCAAATCTTTCACCATATGCATATATGTATTCTGATTCGGCTAAACTCAATAATGCTCTTTTTAAGAATGGTCTAACATCTGAACCAGGAACAGTCACATAAACAAAAATTTGTTTTTCAGTATCAAACTCTGGACAATACTTCTCATGGAATAATTCATATTTTTTTTCTCTGAACTTTTCTTTTTTAGTTTCAAGATTAGAGAAATGTGTTTTCATTCTTTTCTTAAAAAGAGTAGAATATTCTCCACGATTAGTATTTTTATCTTTTCTATCAAATAAAATTGAACTCTCTTTACCTCCAGAAACTCCTATGTAGAAAGTATCTTCAATCTCATTTGGGTGTTGATATATCCCAGGTTTATTGTAGAGAAATGCAAAAGCATAAACTGCTCCATGAATGTTATTTTGAATGGAATACAATTCTCTTTTACAAAACCAACCTAGAGGTTTTAGTCCAGCGGTAACATTCATACAAACTCACATTCAACCATTAGTTCGGTCAAACATGCAACCATATTGATTTCTGGATCTGCAACGAAAGCATTCTTGTACTGATAGTCTGCAAGAATACAAACTGCTTTTGGTATTGAATTTGGTTTTAATACATCATACATGTTATCATAGATCATTCTGAAAACTGTAGTAGGATCGATATCTTCTGTCGCTGCCCACTTACGAATAGAACCAAAGTCTTTTGCAGCAATGTGTTTTACGATATCAGAAATTTTTGTTGATGATATCTGTGCAAGGATACCTTGATTGATCTCACCAAACTTTGAATACCTTTGCAGTTCATTAACGACACGACGGAAGTCTGGAAAGTGTTTCTTGACTAACTCGGCAACAACTGCCTTATCGAACTCGATTTTTTCACTTTGCAAAATCTCTTGAATTCGCTTGAAAAACTGTGAAGCCATCTTTTCTTTCTCACCGTTCTTCATACCAAAGTCAATCACAGCACATCGTGAATGAAGTGGATCGATGATACGATTCTTGAAGTTACAAGTAAAGATGAATGAACAGTTCCCTGCGAATTCTTCAATAGCATTACGCAGAGCAGGTTGTGTAGAATTAGGATTTAGATAATCAGCTTCGTCAATGATGATAACCTTACGATTACCATCAAATGACATAGAAGAAGCGTAGTGCTTTATTTTAGTGCGGAATGTATCGATACCAGATTCATCAGAACCATTGATTACTAGAAAATCGCATCCTATCTCGTTGCACATTGCTTTGGCTACGGTTGTCTTTCCGACTCCCGGACCACCACTCAACAGAAGATTTGGAATTGTCTTTTGATTGACGTATTCCTGAAATGGTTTTTTCAGACGTTCTGGTAGAATACAACTCTCTACCGTTTGAGGACGATACTTCTCTGTCCATAATACATGATCCATAGGAACCTTTCACAAAAATCATAATTTAAACTTGCGCTTGTAATTCTTTAATTCTTTCGGACAGGACACCTGCTGCCGTGTTGTAGTGTCCTGTTCCTTCTGTATTTGGATTAAAGTAATAACGCAACAAGGTTTCCATTTCTGTTTCGAGAACAGCAATGTATTCTTCTTTAGGAGTAAAGAATTGTTTCATAATATAAATGTCCTATTAGGATGCAGAAAATTTACTACCAGTTTCAGTAGTAATCCAGTATTCAATCTTACGACCAGTATTTTTGAAATGTGAGATACCTTTAGAAGAAATCTTCACTTCGTAATTACCAGACATAAGTTTCTCAAGGAACTCAGCCTTGAAAATCATTTTGTATGCACTACCGTTACCGTCACCAACTCTTAGTGTGTTGACATTGGTAGCATCATTAGAAAGATCAGTTGCAGTAACATTAATATCTGCACCATCAGATTCAACAACAACTTGCGGTGTAGATAATACACTTGCACTACGTAGAATCCACTTCAAGTCATCTTGTGAAAGATTGAATTGAATTTCAGGATCAGGCATTACTAAATCTTTTTCTGGAGCACAAACAATTAAGTCTGGCTGACAGAATCCATACTTGATGGTACTACGACCACCTTTACATTTAATCTTAACATCATTTGAACTGAATTCAAACTCTGGTGTTTCATCAAGTGATATAACACTTAGGAAATTGTTGATATCATACACACCGAAATTGACTGGAATTTCTTCATCAATTTGTGCGCTTGTTAGAATGTTTTTGTGGGAGTTGACAGTCTTTAAAAACTTACCTTGACGGAAGTACATACCTTGATTGATAGCACCGTAGTTTTTAAGAATTTCAACTGTTTCTTTGGATAGTTTCATTTTTTACCTCATGATTAAAATTGTCATCAATAGAATAGAGTATATCATGTTCATACAAAAACATCAAGCAGCATATGGCATGAGCTAGATGATGTTTACCAGATTCAGGATCTAGTTGTTCACCTTCTTTCCATTCCCATATGTGCCGATGCAATGCATCAAAATATCTTCGTTTGGACTCAGGTACAAACTTCCAGTTACCTCGTTCGTATTTCTGAGCACCAAACGTCAATACGTCAACCGTGGCCTTTAATGCAAGCGGTGGTAACAAACCATACTCTAGTTTCTCACCATCAAACTTACGACCAATCTGTTCCATTACAGTTTACCGGTTAGTTCCGCTACCTTTGGCATGTTGCCAGAGAAAGCATAGGTACCGATGTGTTGCGTTTTCATCCATGGACAAAGATAAATCTGTCCACCGATTTTACGCCACCATTGACAGAACATGTAATCCTCTGACAAGTAACGCTCAGATTCAGGATCAATGACTGTATCAAAATACGCATGAATGTATCTTGAACCATCA